CTAATGACCTTGTTGATAAAGAAGGAGGCAGATATAGGATTGCCACAGAAACAGAAAGAGTCTATGATAGTAGACCAATTTTCACTATGGAAATTACACCAGAAATGCTACAATTGTTTAAAGCATATAAGTAAGGAGAGTCATGGTAGTTGAAAAACCAATAAAAACAGAAGAAGCTATAGAGCGAGCAACTCCAGTTGATATAGAAATAGGACCAGAACAAGATCCAAATGTTCAGCTTATGGATGATGGATCAGCAGTTGTTGGAGGAGTGCCAGAACAACCACAAATGGCTTTTGGATCTAACTTAGCTGATTTCATGTCAGAAGATGATTTAATGAATATTGCAAGCGAATTAATTGGAAAATATGACGAAGATAAAACATCAAGAAAAGATTGGGAAGAAACATATACGAAAGGATTAGATTTATTAGGTTTTAAATACGAGGAAAGATCACAGCCGTTTCAGGGTGCAAGTGGTGTAACACACCCTGTATTAGCTGAGGCTGTAACACAATTTCAAGCACAGGCTTACAGAGAACTACTGCCTGCTGGTGGACCAGTAAGATCACAGATCGTAGGTAAAGAAGATACACTTAAACAACAACAAGCTGAAAGAGTTCAAGAATTTATGAACTATCAGATTATGCATGTGATGGAAGAATATGATCCAGAGCTTGATCAGATGTTATTTCACTTACCCTTAGCAGGATCAGCATTTAAAAAAGTTTATTTCGATACAAATATTGGAAGAGCAGTTTCCAAGTTTGTACCTGCAGATGATCTTGTTGTCCCTTATAACGCTACTGATTTACAATCATCAGAAAGAGTTACACATGTAATTAGAAGATCTGAAAATGAAATTAAAAAGATGGTAGTATCTGGTTTTTACAGAGATGTTGAATTACAAATGTCTACAGAAGAGGATTCAGTATTAAATAAAGAAAGAGAAATATCTGGTTTACAAAAAAATGATTACCAAAATGATAACTTTACACTTCTCGAAGTACACTGTGATTTAGACTTACCAGGATTCGAAGAGGACAACGGTGTTAAACTTCCTTACATAGTAACAGTTGATGAAGGCTCTGCAAAGGTTTTATCTATTTATAGAAACTACCGTGAGAATGATCCGTTAGCTAGAAAAGATCAATACTTTGTGCATTTTAAATTTTTACCAGGTTTAGGTTTTTATGGTTTTGGTTTAGTGCACATGCTTGGTGGATTGTCTAGAACTGCTACTGCAGCTTTAAGACAATTAATTGATGCAGGTACTTTATCAAACTTACCTGCTGGATTTAAAGCAAGAGGTCTACGTATTCGTGATGATGACAGCCCTTTGCAGCCAGGAGAGTTTAGAGACGTAGATGCTCCTAGTGGTGATTTACGTGCAGGACTTTTACCATTACCTTACAAAGAGCCAAGTCAGACATTATATGCTCTACTTGGTTTTGTCGTGCAAACAGCAACAAGGTTTGCAACTGTAGCAGATCAAAAGATAGGCGAAAACTTAGGATCAAATGCGCCTGTAGGCACAACAATGGCTTTAATGGAGCGTGGTACAAAAGTAATGTCTGCTATTCACAAAAGACTACACTACGGACAAAAAATAGAATTTCAATTACTAGCACAGATATTTGCAGAATACTTACCTACAATGTATCCTTATGAAGTAGAAGGAGGACCATCGCAAATAAAGCAACAAGACTTTGATGGCAGAGTAGATATATTACCAGTATCTGATCCAAACATTTTTTCTGTGGCACAAAGAGTTGTTCTTGCACAAACACAGTTACAATTAGCTCAAAGCAATCCTAAAGCTCACAATGTATATGAGGCTTACAGAAGAATGTACACTGCTTTAGGTGTAACGGATATACAAGCAATTTTACCTTTACCACCAAGACCAGCACCGATGGACCCTGGTATGGAAAATGCTGGATCTTTAAAAGGCATGCAACTAAAAGCATTCCCAAGACAAAATCATGATGCACACATAAACGCTCATAGAGGTTTTATGTCTTCTGTTTTAGTAAAAAACAATCCTGTGGTTATGTCAATTTTACAATCACACATAGCCGAACATACATCATTACAAGCTAGAGAAGTTGTACAAGAAAAATTTATGCAACCTATGCAAGAATTACAACAGCAAATACAGATGGCACAGTCACCTGAACAACAAGAGCTACAGCAACAGATTCAAGCTATGCAAATGCAAATGGAAAACGATATTGCAGGTTTAATTAATGAAATGACTACGCAAATGATTGCAGAAGAGCAAGAAGCAATGCAAGATACACAGGAAGATCCGTTAATTAGGCTAAAAGAACAAGAATTACAGCTTAGAGCGATGGAAATGCAGCGAAAAGATGATGAAACAGACAAAAAATTAAATGTAGAACGTGAAAGAATAGCTGCAACAGACAAAATTGCTCAAGATCGTATCGATTCACAAGAAGATATTGCGCAACTTCGTGCAAATGTTAACCTTTCTAAGCAAAAACAGTGAAAAAAAGCGAAAGAAAAGTCGCAAAAGTGATGCGTGAGTTTAAAAAGCGCAAATTAAAGATAGGCAAAAGCAAAAAAAAGGTTAAATCTAGAAAACAAGCGATAGCAATCGCTCTAAACGAGGCAGGAATATCTAAAAATGGCAAACGCAGAAGAAAAACTAGCTGATTACTTTGATAAGCTAATGATGATATCAAAAAATACTGGAAATTCACCAGAAGATAGTTTACTTTTGGCAGGTGCAATGATGGCTGTAGCAAAAGTCATTTATTATGACCATCTTAAGCCTTCAGAAGCAAAAGATTTGTTAAATCACAATGGTTATGATATGCTTGAACTAATAAAACCGACGATACACTGATATGAACCAAAAAACGCCTAGAAAACCCTTAACACAACAACAACAGGAACTAATGAATTCTATAAGAAGGGTTACGGATGATATTACACAAGATAAACAAAAGTTCCGTATCGAAAAAAAACTTGAAAAAATAACAGATCCGAAAACAGGTAAACTTGTAAAACCATTAAAACCAAAACCATCGCCAACACTTGTTGCAGGAAAAGTGCAAAATGTAAAAGACGCTCCTGAAGAATTAAAGATGGAAAAAGAGGCAAAATTAAAACAAACACTTGATCAATTATTAAAACCAAAAGGCACAGGTATGCCAAGAAAAGTTCAACCTGCTAAAAGAGGTGGACTAATGAAAGGCAAAAAGAAAAAAGCTAAAAAATCTAAAGTAGCTGGTAGATTAGCTAAACGTGGATACGGAGCAGCGAAGAAGTAATGAGTAACATGAAAAGATATTTGGAGGCACAGCAAGCTAGAGCTGATGCAGCAAAAGGATTTACCAAACTACAAAGTAAAATATCAAAAGGAAAAGGTGGCACAATAAATTATGGTGGTAAAAATGTCATAAGCGTAATACCTTTAACTGGTGGATTTACTACTGATGTAAAAAAAATAGCTAAAGGTGGACTGCAGGAAGCAACTGCGAGACTTAAAGCACAAGGTTTAAAAAAAGGTGGATCACCGAAGAAAAAGAAAAAGTTTCCTGATCTTAGTGGAGATGGTAAAGTGACAATGAAAGATATTCTTATGGCACGTGGTGTGATTAAGAAAAAAACTAAAAAGAAGGGTAAAAAGAAATGAACTTTAAAAAAACAAAAGTAGAAGTGGTTAAACAATCTAACCCTTTTCCTACCATAAAAGTTTCATCTGATGCTGCTATTGTATACTCACCTTTTGTTGTAAAACAAAACAAAGGTGCAGGTCCAAAAGGGCAGACTAGCAACATGCAGATCAAAAAAGTTGCTTTTAAAGGCGTAAAGTAATAAAACCCTATCAACAAAGGAGGATTGTATGAAACTAGTACAAGATCTATGGGCACACTTAAAAGAGTGGTCTGATTGGAGCATGAAAGATTGGATTAAAGCTGCAATAGTGGCAATAATCGTAATCATTATTATAGGAGCAATCTAGAATTTATGTGGCAATTACTTGCTAAACCTTTACTTGGCGTCGTCGCTGATGGCGTCAAGGGTTTTGTAGAAACCAAAAAAGCAAAACAAGAATTAAAACTTACAACAATTAAAGCTACTCAAAAATTAAAAGAAGACCAGATAGCTGGTAAAGTTGCATGGGAGCAAAGCGCTGTCGATCAAATGAAAGGATCTTGGAAAGATGAGGTAGCATTAATTGTGCTACTACTTCCAGCAGTTTTAGTATTCACGCCCTTACAAGAACATGTTCATCAAGGTTTTATCGCTTTGCAAGACCTACCGTCATATTATCATAATTTGTTATATATTGCGATTTCAGCAAGCTTTGGCATCAAGGCAGGATCAAGCGCAATTGGTATGTTTAAGAAAAAATGAAAAAGGCACAAAAGAAAAAAGTTAAAAAAGTAATTAAAAGTTTAAAAAAAGCATCAAAGGCTCATGCTGGACAAGCAAAGACTTTGCAGGGTGTGATAAAGAAAAGGTATAAAATAGCATGAGTTATGAAGAACTATCAAAATCAGTAAAATTAAGTGAAGGTTTTAGAAACAAAATATATCAAGATACCGAAGGGTTCGACACTATCGGTTGGGGTCATAAAGTTGTCCCAGCAGATAATTTCGTTGCTGATAAAGAATACACAGAAGAAGAATTACAAGCAGTATTTGATAAAGATTTAAGCAGAGCGATAGCTCAAGCTAAACAACTAATGACGCAAAACGGTATAGAAGATTTACCTGAAACAGCTCAA